TACTGCAGAGTACCATCAAGTACACAACAAAATAAAAACTATAATTCAACGAGTTATGGGTGATACCCGTATAAATTTATCAAGCCCAGAACAATTATCATGGATGGTTTATAGTAAGAAAGTTGTAGATAAAAAAGTTTGGACTGAAACATTTAACATTGGTATTGATAAAAATACAGGAAGACAAAAGAAAAGAACACGCCATTCTGATAGAGACTTTCAAGGTATTGTAAATAAATGGACAGAGCCAGTGTACAAAACTTCTGCAATACAATGTAATAATTGTAAAGGCGTAGGCTACATACAAAAATTTAAAGTTGATGGTAACCCTTATAAAAATATGTCTAAGTGTTCTCCTTGCAATGCAGAAGGTGTAAAATACATAGAGAGAGAACAGATAGCAGGATTTCAAATACCAACTAAGTTTGCTAACGATGTTTCTGATGGCGGATTTAAAACAGATAAAGAAACTTTAAAAAAGATTGCATCATATAATTCTGGTTTAATTAGAGAGTTTGTTGAATTAGTTACAAGGTATGGTGCATTAGAAGTATGGCTAAGTACATTTGTTAGAGGAATAAAAGATGCACTGCTCGGTAATTTTTTACACCCTGCTTTTATGCAATGCATTACAGCTACCGGAAGATTGTCTAGTAGAAATCCTAACTTTCAAAACCAACCAAGGGCAAAGACATTTCCTATACGACAAGTAATTAGGTCTAGGTTTGATGGTGGCAAGATTATGGAAATAGATTATGCCCAATTAGAATTTAGAGCCGCAGTATTTTTGGCCCAAGACAAACAAGGTATGGAAGATATTGTTAATGGCATTGATGTGCATCAATACACTGCAAACATTATTGGTTGTTCTAGGCAAGAAGCAAAGCCACATACATTTAAACCTTTGTATGGTGGTAAGTCTGGCACAGAGAATGAAAGAAAATATTACAAAGCATTTTTAAATAAGTATAAAGATATATCTAAATGGCATACTGAATTAGAGAACAAAGCAATAAAAACAAAGATGGTTACTCTTCCCACTGGGAGACAATATTGTTTTCCATACATAAGAAGAATGTCTTGGGGAGCATCTAACTATCCAACACAAGTAAAGAATTATCCAGTGCAAGGATTTGCAACAGCAGATGTTGTACCTCTTGCGTGTATAAATATACATAAACTGATGAAAGAACATGGGTGTAAAAGCCTATTAATAAACACTGTTCACGACTCGATAGTAGTCGATGTGTACCCGACTGAAGTAGAAGTTCTAAGTAAAATACTAAAACAAGGATGTCTTGATGTTAAGCAGGAACTAAAGTCTAGATACGATATAGATTTTAATGTACCTCTTGATGTAGACGTAAAGATGGGAATAGATTGGCTTAATTTAGAAGAAATACATTGACAAGTTCTTTTAATAATCTAATCTTAAATTTTTAATGTTACCTTAAAGGAGGTATTTTATGAATGAATTATCAAACATAGACAGTATGTCTAATGCTGATATTATGGCGGCCATTGGTCAGTCAAAAGGCACTAACCTTCCCCTTCTTCCCAAGCTATCTATTAATAGAGAAGCTACAGATGATGAGGGAAACCAACTCCCAGTGGGAGTATTTAGAACTTACGATACTGTAAGTGAGCAAAGCGTATTTGGAAAGCCAGTTAAGATAAGGCCTTTTATTAATGCGTTTCAATGGATGAAGTACGATGAAGAAGCTCAAGCATATTCTAATCGCTCTATAATCTTTACTGATTGGGATGCCCACCAGTATGATATACAAGGCACAGAAAAATGTGGTAGAGTCAATAGAAAAGAGTGGGACAATCTTACCCCAGATAAATTAGTAGAACAAAAAAAGGTTAGAGCATATCGCCTAGTCTATGGTCTACTAACTATGAAAGGTAAGACAGCATCTAAAGATGATGTAACCCTTGAGGATTATCCTGTTCTTTATCGTGTCTCTGGATTAAATTACAATCCTATTGGACTTGCTATTGAGAGTCTTGGTAGACAGAATAAGATTATGTTTAGACATAATATATCTTTAGATACTGAAAGAAAAAAGACAGGCTCTAATGTTTTCTATGTAGCTAAGACATCTATTGAAAATGCACAGATTGATTTTTCTGCAAAGGATAATCAGACTATGGATATATTCAAAGCTGTTATGGAAAAAGAAAATGCTAGTGTAATGGATAGTTACAACGAGGCTATCAAAAGTAAAACTACTACCCAAGATATTGCAGACGCAAAAATCTTAGAAAAGGTATCAGCATAACATGTCCAATGTAGTTGAAACACTACAGAACTTTTTGGCACAGGCTTGTAAAGAGCCTGTGTCTGTATCATCAGAAATTATTGATGAGTTTGGAGAGTTGTGTAAAGAAGCATTTAAAAAACAATTTACACAAGAGAGGGAAAAGAAATTTAGAATTAGAATGTCCAACATAGGTAGGCCCATATGTCAATTGCAAATGGAAAAAGAAAACAAGGGTGCTGACATTGAAGAGCAACCTTATAATTCTAAGCTAAGAAATATGTTTGGAGATATTATAGAAGCAATAACTTACGCTATGATGAAAGCCTCAAATGTAGATGTAAAAAATTATCAGAAGAAAGTTAAATACAAAATACACGATGAGTTAGAAATGTCTGGAAGTATTGATGTAGAAATAGATGGTAAAGTTTATGATATTAAATCCGCTAGTCCTTTTTCTTATGATAAAAAATTTGGAAAAGATGGTGGAGGATTTACTAAAGTTGCAGAAGACGATGTGTTTGGGTACTTATCCCAGGGGTATTTGTATGCAGAGTCTCTTAACAAACCTTTTGGTGGATGGATTGTAATTAACAAATCCACAGGAGAGATACAACTTACTGCTCCTCCCACTGATGATAGACAATACAAAGAACAAGCAATAGGTTTAGCTAAACGCAATGCTGAACATATACTTACTGGTAAAGAGTTTAAGAGATGCTTTACTGATGAAGAAGAAACATTTAGGCAAGTAAAAACTGGTAACAGAAAACTTGGAACTATCTGTTCTTTTTGTTCGTACAAGAAACCTTGTTGGGGTGACAAGATAGAGTTCCTACCACAGCAACAATCAAAGGCCCGTAATCCGAGATGGTTTTGGTATACGGAAGTTAATCAACCTAGAGAGGATAACAATGTCGGATGATAAGGCCAATGGCAAAGATAAATATAATTTTGGGGAAGGTATAACTATAGTTATATCTCCTCAGTCCCCTAGCACATTTGCTTGTGGTATAGACAAAGGTTACGAAGACGATACAGCAGAGAAGACTGCAGTAAAGACGATAGCATTAGGCCTTTGTGAATTAGCATTACATCAACCAGATATGGTGTTTGAAGTAGGGTTAAAAGTTAGGTCACAGATGGAAGCAAACCTTTATGATGCTGACATAGATGAAAATAACAACATAGTGGATATAGAAGAATGGCTAAAAAAATTCAAAAAACCAACCCTAAATTAAACAACAACAATAAGTTTGACCTTGATTTAAAGTATGGACAGATGCGTGAGAAACAAGTCCACAATATGTTTTATAATAAGAAGATTGAAGTTAAAACAGAACGAGACTGGTGGGCTAAGACAGGTAACATAGCTATTGAAGTAGCATGTAATGGTAAACCCAGTGGGATTAGCGTTACTAAATGTGACTACTGGATACATGTACTAGCCATTGGTAAAAAAGATTACTGTAAATTAGTATTTCCTATTGACAGAATAAAAAAATTAACTAAGAAATATAAAGATAAATCAAGAATGTTAGGTGATAGGCGTGCATCTAAATGCATCCTAATACCACTAAAAGAATTATTTAATAAGGAGAATATAGCTTAATGAAAAGCGTAGATATTTTAAAGAAAGCAGTTAGTTATGTAGGAGATAGCAGAGAAAAAGAGTATGGTAATAAATTAAAGAACCATGACAACATTGCAAAATTGTGGTCTGCCTACAAAGACATAGAGTTTACAGCTAGAGATGTAGCTGTAATGATGGCCTTACTTAAAGTTGCTCGAACAAAGCAAGGTAAAGTATCAGAGGATACCTTTATAGATGGGGCCGCATACATGGCAATAGCAGGAGATATACACGATGAACTTCATAATAAATAGAGAACAAGTTGAGAAACTTATAAACTACCTATTTACCAGACCTTATAAAGAAGTGTTTGGTCTAATAGAAATGTTATCTAAAAATCTAAAAACTTTGGATGATAATATTAATCCAGACTTTGTTAAGAAAAATGACGACCCTTCCAAAAAAAAATAGTTCCACTCTAATTAACCTCGAAGTGAAGTTAAATAAAGATGGAACTATTAGTTTTGATTATGATTATGTTAGCCCAGATACTTTTGTGTCTGAGGTTAACAGGGTCAACCCAGACTTTCCTCACACCCACACAATAGCGGCTATGATTAGAAATACTGTTACTGAACTAGATTATATTGGTAGTGAGATGAGAAAACTATTAAGGTCTATCTAGATTTGTATGGGTCTACATAGAAATAGTGTTCTCCGTATTTTTTACCACCAGACTTTGAATCTTGGTTAAAATACAAAGCACCCCCAGTATTATCTTTTACTTTACCTGTTAATAAATCCCTAGCTATGTTAAGGGCTTTTACATATTTC